GCAGGTACTCTCTATTATACTATCACTAAGAAGGATAAGAAGAAGACTAAGGTTGTTATACCTGAGGCTGTGAAAGCGGCTAAAGGTGGATACGACTATGTCTATCAAATCCATGAGCGAGAGCGTGATGGAGAGTATTTTACATCAGAGGTTGCTGCTAGGAAGAAGATTCCTGAAGGTGAGGAGGTTGTGAAATCTCAGGTCACCGGAGGGGAACCTTTCCTTCTTCAAGGTAATATGTATAGTACCACTGAAGAGCAACTGGAGAAAGAGGAACGAAACAACGTGTGGTACAATTCCACGTTGGAAACCACAAAGTTTGACTTACCACTGGCTACACAAAGCTTGGTGGGAAAGAATGCTAGTGAACTACGTGAGCTTTTTGGTGCAAACGTAGTGAAACTAGATTTGTGGGTTGAAATTCCTGAGGGTAAGCGCCACAAGAGTGTTAATGGAGTGTTTGTCTCTGGTCAGTACTTATTGTTCAACAATCATGCTATCCCACCGCGAGGTGTGGATGATGAAGTGCATATTAAGTTGATACAGTCAAGGACCAATGAAGGAATATCAGGAAACCTTGAGTTTACATTATTGCGCAGCGATTTTGTTACAGATAAGGCTCTGGATGTAAGTATGATCAAGGTTTTGGATTTACCTCCAAAGAAAGATATACTAAAGTTCTGGATTGAGACTGATTTCCATATTGGGAGATATATTTCTATCTCGCGTGCTAACGATGGTACTGTTATAACCTGGACTGTAGATGGAGTTCAGAAGTATGACGAGTTTCCGGTCGCTGCACTGAGTGGATCTTTCCCCATTCTACGTGGCACGGCTGATAGAATATCAGCAGATGGTGATTGTGGTTCATTATGCATTGCATCAGTGCCGAGAGGTAGTGTGCTTTGTGGTCTGCATTTACTTGGACGAAATCGTGCTGTTGGCTCGATAGTAATCCATAAGGCAGATATACTTGCTCTGATGAAACGTGTAGATTCTATGGATCTGATTACGCTCAAGATTCAGGGAGGTGGTGAACCACTTTTGAAAAGTTCCACATGCGAGAAAAGACTTACACCTTTGAGTCATCGATCCACATTACGTTACCTTCCAGGTGGCGTGTTGAATGTTTATGGATCAATTGATGGCTTCAGGGCTCGACCGAAAAGTAGCGTTTGTGCTACACCTCTGCAAGCAATTGTGGAGGAGCACTATTCTGTGAAAAACGATCATGGTAAGCCTTGTATGCGTGGTTGGGAACCTTGGAAACTGAATTTGGAAAATATGGTTCGACCGCATTGTTCGGTTCATCGTCAAATACTCAAGCAGTGTGCTGAGAGTTACGTTGATGATATCATTTCCAATTTGCCTGAACGATGGGAAGCAGAGCTGTGCTTCCTGTCAAATAGGGCTTCAGTGAATGGTTTACCTGGTGTCAAGTACATCGATGGTATTAACCGTTCTTCCAGTATGGGTTTCCCGTG